GTCTAAAAAAAAGCCGAACTTTGAGGCCAAATTGGAATGTTACTATTATAAAGAAAACAATAACAAACCAACCTGACTTCAAGTCCAACTCACTTACTTACTTAAATAAATAATCTAAACACTATAGCGCACTATTTCTAGGTGTTTCCGCTTAATTAATTGATAATCAGTAGATTAGATTATAGAGACATCACTTCTTTTAGCTTTTTTAGCTTTTCTAGGTTCTCTGACATTAGGTCGTTGTTACGCTCAACCATAATATCTAACTCACTTTTTACTTCAAATCTATCTTTATACATATCATCTATCTTACCAGCAGCTCTTGCTACGTTTTTAGTAGCACCTACTGCTACATCTATAGCACTTATTGTAACTTGAGCAGTAAAAATAGGGAATGTTGCTACAGCAATAGCAGCTTCTTTACGGAATGCTTTGTCTTCTTTAGCTAATTGTACTGTTGCTTTAGCTAGTCCTGTTAATGATTTTAATAATGACATAATAATATAAGTATTAACCTGCTTTGATTAGTTGTTAGCAGCACGCTTGCGTGCAGGTATTACGCAAAAATGCTGACATATAGTCCAATATAGGTTAGTGGGGTGTAAAAAATATGGACAAGGCAGGGGGTATATTAACAGAAAGTATCCCTTTCTTACAACTACACATAATTTTTGTACATTTGCATTATGAACAACGCACTTTATTCAGAAGATAATACTACTTATGGTCCATATACTTTACCAGAGGTAACAATAGAACCTGAAGCAGAGTTAACTATGCCTGATTTAGCAGGACAAGGTAGGGCTCAATCTGTAATGTCACCTTTAGAAATGGTTTTGTTTGGTAGTGGTAATATATTAGGTAGATCAGCAGTTAATTATGGTATTAAACAATCTAATCCTTACAGACAACTAATGGATAATATCAAAAGGATTAGGGGCGACAAGCGATATAAAAAAGTTGTTAAAGGTTTAGATGAAGCTTCTAAATATATAGATGCAACCTTTGAAGGTATGGCTCCTTTATCTTTATTAGAAAAAAGATATTATAAAACAAAAGAAGGTCCAGGTACTGAGGTTATTGGTGCTGATCCTAATAATCCACAATATACTTCTGGCAGGGATGCTGATGAATATTATATTGAAAATAATAAAGTTTATAAAAAACCTGAAGTAGAATTAGATTTTTTATTTAAAGAATTATTTACTGGAAGTTCAGAAAACCCAAGATTTTTTAGTAGATTTAGTGCTCTTGATAAGCTTATAAGAGAAACTAAAAAAAATAAATAATGCCACATACTCCATATCACATAGATTCACCACAAGATGCAGGAAAGTATATGTCTGATATGGTTCAGGGTATGCTTAGCGGTCCAGGAAGCACACAAAACGAGATATTTGATGCTATAGAAGAAGTGGTGTCTTATGAAGCTCCAGGATCTCAACAAACATTAAGGAATCTGCTTACTATGACAGCTTTTATGGAGAATAGTATGGGGGCTGATACGACTGCTTTTGGTAGAGATTACACTCGTTCTTTTATGTCTATAGATGATGATGCTTTTAAAACTATATTTGAAAGAGATACAGACACTAGACAAAAATATGCTGATAGATATGAAGAAATGGGACTGCCGTCAGACATGCTTGGTCTAAGCGGATTATTACAATCTGACGATCCATTAGCTTCTGTAGCTGTAGCTAGACAGATATATGGCTTATCCCCTAAATCTCTACCTGCTAACAATCCAGAAGCTTTATTTCAATACTATATGAAAGAATATAATAGAGGTGGAGCAAAAAAGTATGGATCTGTAGACAAAGCTAGGAGAAGATTTATGACTGGCTACGATTTGTTTATAAAATAATAAAATCTTTTTGATTTTAGTATAAAAAAAAGGTCGCTTCGCTCCCTTTATTAATTTTTATCCCTCTATATTTGTAACTATGATTGGAGAATTTTCAAACGAATTTGGAAAGGTGTTTGTTGTCGCAGAAAACAGCTTTGTATTAGAAAAATATTACAATGGATTAGATCTATTGTTTGATGATGAGTCTTATTTAATAAATGAAATATTTAATATGGACTTTGTTATTGTAGAAAGAAAAATATACAATATGAAAAACGATAGATATTTAAGAATAGCTGATTGGAAAGGCATAACAGAACCTAATGGTCCTGAATACATTTGGATGGTCAAGTACGATTTGGAATATAGAGGAGATTAGTATATTTTTGTACAATGTATCTATTAAAGTTAGATAGACAGGGGGACGTATACAAACAGGATGATGGAGTAGCGGGGGTACCAGAGTTTGTAAGCGTATTAAAAGCTGATAAGTTAGGGGCTGTTGCACTAAAGTGGGTAGCCCTAGTCTGTGATTACGATAGTCCTTACAGACATTTTACTGAATCAGAAAGAAAAAAGGCTGTTAGTAGAGACTTATACGGCAAGTATGAATGGTATGGTGAAAAAAGACCAGAGATTCTAGCAGCCATAGATAAGTATAAGCAATTACAGTTTGATCCATTGGATGAGCAGTTAATTGCTTTTAATACTAAAATCAGTCAGTTTACTGAGTATATGAACAATATGCACATAAACGAAGATACTGCAGAAGGACTGCAGAAAATAATGATAGGGATCGAAAAAATATATAAGACAAGACAAACTCTTGTTGATGCAATCGAAAGACGCGGAGAGCGTCAAAAGATAGTTGGGAACAAAAAGTTATCATTTCTTGAAAATAAAAAAGATATTCAAGAAAATATTACGTAATAATAATTTTAATTAAAATGAAACATTCAAAAAAGAAAAAAGGTTCGATGTATCCTGGCGGTGGTCACTTCAAAAAGAAGCCTAACGCTAACATGCCTAAGCAACAAATGCGTATGGGTGGAAAACTAAAGCCAGTCAAT